GAGTCATATTGTCACCGCATTTATTCGGGTAGAGAAAAGACAAATGAACATGCAGTCACAATTACCACTTGGCAATCAGTATATAAACTAGAGCGTTCATTCTTTGAAGATTATAATGTAATTATAGGTGATGAAGCTCATTTATTCAAGAGCAAATCATTGATCTCAATTATGTCAAAAGCACATAATGCAAAATATAGATTTGGATTCACAGGAACTTTAGATGGATCCCAAACTCACAAGTGGGTTTTAGAGGGATTGTTTGGCCCATCATATAAAGTGACAAAGACTGCAGAATTAATCCAACAAGGACATCTTTCCAAATTAGATATTAGATGTTTGGTTTTAAAACACAAACCTCAGAAGTTTGAAAACTATGAGGATGAGGTTCAGTTCATTATTAATCATGACAGAAGAAATAAATTTATAACAAATCTTGTTTTGGATTTAAAGGGTAATACTTTGATTCTTTATAGTCGGGTAGCAACACATGGAGAACCCCTCTACAATTTAATAAATAATCTTAAGGTGAATGATAGAAAAGTATTTTTCATTCATGGTGGTGTTGATGCAGAAGAAAGAGAACTAGTAAGAGAAATTACCGAAAAGGAAAATAACGCAATCATCGTTGCATCTTACGGAACTTTTAGTACAGGTGTTAATATTAAAAATCTACACAATGTAATCTTTGCATCACCATCAAAATCAAGAGTTAGAAATCTACAGTCAATAGGAAGAGTTTTAAGAAAGGGAAGTAATAAAACAAAAGCAATGCTTTATGATATTGCTGATGATTGTACAATCAACTCTAAAAAAAATTATACATTAAACCATTTCATAGAAAGAATAAAAATATATAACGAAGAAAATTTTAATTATGAAATACTAACTATCAATTTAAAAGAATGATGGAAGAAGACTTTTACGCAACTCTAAAGCTTAAGAATGGAGAAGAGATATTTGCTAAAGTCTCTTTCTCAGATGAAAATGAAAAAACAGTATTAATTGTTTTTAGTCCAATTGTAATGAAAGAGTTTAAAAATAAAATTGGAGTCACTGGATATAAAGTAGAACCATGGTTAAAAACAACAACAGATGATATGTTCATTATTGATATGGAAGATATCTTAACTATTTCCGAATCTTCTGATATTGAAATGATAATGATGCATCAGTCTTATGTAAGACAATTACCCAATGGAAAAGATAATAGATATCCTATAGATAGAAAGATGGGATATATTTCTAATGTAAATGATGCTAAAGAGATATTAGAAAAGATCTTTAAGAATAGCTAGAGCCTCATCTTCAACCCTAACAAAGGTATTATACCCAGATATAAGGGGGTAAGTCAAGTCTTGTAGTTTATTAGTGAAAATGTTATAATATCTAGATATAAATGAGAAAATTTAATGATCACCACTAATATAATGACCAAAAGAAAAAGGTCCGAACATTACGTCAACAATAAAGAATTTCTTGCTGCTTTGATCAAATATCGTGAGGATGTTGAAATTGCTAAGATTCGTGGTAATCCCAAACCACAGATACCAAGATATATTGGTGAGTGTTTCTTAAAGATTGCAACTCATTTGTCTTTTAAACCAAATTTCATCAATTACATGTTTAAAGATGACATGATTTGTGATGGAATTGAGAATTGTGTTCAGTATATTCACAACTTTGATCCACAGAAATCACAGAATCCATTTGCTTACTTTACTCAGATTATTCACTACGCATTCCTGAGACGCATTCAGAAAGAAAAGAAGCAATTGGAAATCAAAAATAAGATTCTAGAAAAATCTGGATACTCGGAAGTCTTTGAAGATGATGAAATGCTTGACGGCAGCAACTACAGCGACTATAATAGCATCAAGGATAATATACACTCTAAACTTCGTTATTGAATGAAAGTTGCTATCATTACAGATCAGCACTTTGGTGCTAGAAAGAATTCTAAACTCTTTCATGATTATTTCTTAAAATTTTACAATAATGTATTTTTCCCTACACTCGAAGAGCAAGGGATTACTACTGTTGTAGATATGGGAGATACTTTTGATAGTCGTAAAGGAATTGATTTCTCTGCATTATCTTGGGCAAAAAACAATTATTATGACCGCCTCCAAGAAATGGGAGTAAGAGTTCATACGATTGTTGGTAATCATACAGCTTACTATAAAAATACTAACGAAGTAAATGCCGTAGATTTATTGCTACGCGAATATGATAATGTGACTGTATATTCCGAACCAACTGAAGTGATGTTGGGAAAACTACCAACTCTGTTTATACCTTGGATTAATCAAGAAAATGAAGAAAAAACTTTTAAACTTATTAAAAAGACGTCTTGCAAGTGTGCGATGGGGCACCTTGAACTCCAAGGATTTAGAGTTAATCGACAAATCGTCATGGAGCATGGTTTGGAGAGCAAACTATTTGGTAAGTTCTCCAGGGTCTACTCGGGACACTATCACACTCGATCGGATAATGGCACAGTCTTTTATCTAGGAAATCCATACGAAATTTATTGGACTGACGTTAGTGATTCCAGAGGATTTCATATTTTTGATACTGAAACATTAACTCACGAACCTGTCAATAATCCTTATAGACTTTTTTATAACATATATTATGAGGACACTGATTATCAAACATTTGATAGTCGTGAGTATGAGAATAAAATCGTAAAGGTTGTTGTTCGTAAAAAAACTGATACTAAAAAGTTTGAAAAGTTTGTTGATAAGTTATATACATCAAATATTGCTGAACTTAAAATTGTAGAAAACTTTGAAATTCAAGGATCTGAAGATTTTGAGGCATTCGAATCTGAAGACACTCTTTCAATTTTAAACAGATACATAGAAGAGTCTGAAGTAAATCTGGATAAATCAATCGTTCAAAAATTACTTCAGGAGGTTTATCAAGAAGCTTGCGAAATGGTGTAAAATGTATATACTTACTATATACGGGAGAGAAGATGAAGGAGCATATGCTGTACTTACTCCCAAGGGAGAGCATATTCTTTACATTTTTGAAGAAGAGGATGATGCAACCCGTTTTGCTATGATGTTGGAAGAAAGAGATTATCCAGAAATGCATGTAATAGAAGTTGAAAAAGAGACTATAATAACTGCATGTGAAATGCATGAGTATCAATATGCAATTATTACTGCAAATGACATTGTAATTCCCCCAGAACAAAATGATTTTATTTGATACGATTCGTTGGAAAAATTTCTTATCTACGGGAAACCAATTTACAGAAGTAAATTTTAAGAAGTCTTCAACAACTTTAATTATCGGTGCCAATGGTGCTGGTAAGAGTACTGTATTGGATGCTTTGTGTTTTTCTTTGTTTGGAAAACCATTTCGTAAAATTAATAAACCACAACTTATCAACTCAGTAAACGATAAAGATTGTAGAGTTGAAGTTGAATTTTCTGTTGGTAAAGTTGAATGGAAAGTTGTTCGTGGAATCAAACCTGCGGTATTTGAAATCTGGAGAGATGGAAAACTTTTAGACCAGGCATCTGCTGCTCTAGATCAGCAAAAGTGGTTAGAGCAAAATGTTCTGAAGATGAACTATAAGTCTTTTACTCAGATTGTAATTCTTGGTTCTAGCACATTCGTTCCCTTTATGCAACTTTCAGCATCTCACCGTCGTGAGGTAATTGAAGATCTGTTGGATATCAAAATCTTCTCCTCAATGAATATGGTAATCAAGGATAAGATTCGCTTGATTAAGGATGAAATAAAAACTCTTGAACTGAAGAAAGAATCTCTTAACGATAAAGTTCAAATGCAAAAGAGTTTTATTGAAGAATTGGAAAATCGGGGTAAAGATAATATCAATGATAATAAGGAAAAGATTGCCAATCTAGACAAAGAAGTTGATATTTATATTACCGATAATGCAACAATCGAAGAGGATGTATTTGCTCTTCAAAAAGAACTTGAAGATTATGTTGGTGCCACTGATAAACTTCGCAAGTTAGGAAATCTTAAAGGAAAGATCTCTCAGAAAGTATCTACAATTACTAAAGAGCATAAGTTCTTTACAGAAAATTCGGTATGCCCTACATGTACTCAGTCTATCGAAGAGGAGTTCAGAATAAATAGAATCAAAGACGCTCAAGATAAGGCAAAGGAGTTGCAATCTGGTTATAAAGAACTAGAGGAGGCAATTAAAGAGGAAGAGGAGCGAGAGCGTCAATTCAATACTCTATCTAAGGAGATTTCAAAACTAACGAATGGCATTTCTCAAAACAATGTTAAGATTTCTGGATGTCAAAAGCAAATCAGAAGTCTGGAATCGGAAATTCAAAGAATTACCGAACAACTTGCAAATCGAAATTCTGAGCATGAAAAGTTAGAATCCTTTAAAGAGAATTTAAAAACTACATACGACGAGCTCGCTTCCAAAAAAGACACAATCAACTATTACGATTTTTCGTATAGTTTGCTCAAAGACGGTGGAGTAAAATCCAAAATCATTAAGAAGTATTTGCCTCTCATCAATCAGCAAGTTAATCGCTACTTGCAAATGATGGACTTCTATATTAACTTTACTCTTGATGAGGAATTTAACGAAACCGTCCAGTCTCCCATTCATGAAGATTTCTCATATGCTTCCTTTAGTGAAGGGGAAAAAATGAGAATCGATTTAGCACTTCTTTTCACTTGGAGGGAAGTTGCAAGAATGAAGAACTCAGTCAATACAAATCTTCTAATTATGGATGAGGTGTTTGATAGCTCACTTGATGGATTTGGAACCGAAGAGTTCCTTAAGATTATCCGTTATGTAATCAAAGATGCAAATATCTTTGTCATCTCCCATAAGACTGGACTAGAGGACAGATTTGAAAGTGTCATACGATTCGAAAAGTCCAAAGGTTTTTCGCATATGGTGGCCTGAACCACCAAAGAACAATGAACACTCCAAACTGGCAGCACCATTCTAAGAAAGAACAGAAACGAAAACTTAAACCGCAAGCACTGAGGCAAGCAAAAGCACGACTCGCCCAGTTTAAAAAGCGTCACATGGGTCGCCCAAAAGGCGACCTTTCGTTTTATGATAGGTCCATACGAAACGAAACCAATGCCTGTTCGCCACGAAATCAAATCACAACTTGCCAAACTGCTTGCCACTGAGGATTTGGTGGTTGAGCACAAGAAGGTCTCTACTGCCTGCTTCAATGTCCACACTCGGGTTTTGACTCTACCTCTATGGGAGAAAGCAAGCAATACTGTATATGATCTTCTGGTAGGTCATGAAGTTGGACATGCACTTTTTACGCCCGATGAGGATTGGACCGATAAAGTAAAAGTTCCCCCACAGTTTGTGAATGTGGTTGAGGATGCTCGTGTTGAGAAATTGATGAAGCGTAAGTATGCTGGACTTGCTAAGACTTTTTTCAATGGTTATAAAGAACTGAACGAGGATGATTTCTTTCAGATTGAAGAAGAGGATATTTTTACATTCAATCTTGCTGACCGTGTAAATCTTTACTTCAAGGTTGGAAACTTCATTACTTTAGATTTCAAACCAGAAGAACAGGAAATCATCAGTCTGATTTCTGCATCTGAAACTTTTGCTGATGTTTTGATTGCTGCAGAAGAACTTTATAAGTATTGTAAGAAAGAAAAGGAGCAAGAACAAAAAGTTGTTGATTTTGATTCTCATCAGCAACAAGGAAATTCTCAGTCTCCTGCTAATGAAATGGTGGAGACTAATGACTCCTCTTCCGAGCAAGAAGGTGAGAGTGAAAACTCCCAACCCAAAGAGGATGAAGGTTCTTACGGTGGAACTGCTCAGGGAGAACAAACTCCAGTGAAGTCTGGTGGTGAAAAAGATGACCCCGAAGTTCGCACTGCAGATTCTCTGGATGAAAAAATCCGCGATCTTGTCAACAATGCTTCGTATGAAAACATTTACGTTGAAGTTCCTCAACTAAATCTTAATACTACTATTGCTAGTAATTCTGAGGTACATAAAGAGATTGATCAATCTTTTGATCAACAACAAAATCAACATAACGCATGGGCAAAAGATAAAGAAATCACCCCAGCAAATCTTTACCAAGAATCTGATGCTGAATTCAAGAAGTTTAAGTCTTCTGCTCAGAAAGAAGTTAATTATCTGGTGAAGGAGTTTGAGTGCCGTAAGGCAGCAGATCAATATGCTCGCGCATCAACTGCTCGAACTGGTATTCTTGATACTGCTCGTCTCCACACTTACAAATATAATGAAGATCTTTTTAAAAAGGTTTCTGTGATTCCTGATGGTAAGAATCATGGTCTTGTGTTTGTTCTGGACTGGAGTGGTTCTATGTCGGATGTGATGCTTGATACATGTAAGCAACTCTTCAATCTGGTATGGTTCTGTAAAAAGGTTTCTATTCCTTTTGAAGTTTATGCTTTCACTAATGAGTGGAGACGTTGTGAGTATGATTATCAAACTGAACGATATATTTCTGCAGATCGCACTCCACATTATGATAGGAAAGAGGGTCTGTTAATTGTAGATGAAACTTTTTCCATGATGAATATCCTTACTAGTAAAGTTAATGGTAATGAATTGGAGCATCAGATGCTTAACATTTGGCGCCTTGCTTGCTGTTTTGCAAGAACTTATAGTTCCCCTTTCACATATTCAAATCGGATGTCTCTTTCTGGGACACCTCTCAATGAGGCACTGATTTCTCTTCACCAGATTCTTCCCAAGTTCCAAAAGGAGAATAAACTTCAGAAGGTTCAGTGTATTGTTCTAACTGATGGCGAAGCAAATCAACTTACTTATCATAAAGAAGTGAATCGGCATTATTCTGATAAACCAGTTCTTGGTAGTGGTTATGTTTATCCTGACACCACATTCCTACGTGATCGCAAACTTGGGACAACATATAAAGTTGATTATGGATATCATGCATTTACAGACACTCTCCTTCATAATCTGAAAGATAAGTTTCCTTCTATGAACTTTATTGGTATTCGCGTTCTTGAACCTCGCTCCGCGATTCGATTTATTCAACTCTATCATCCCCAAACTGATAAGAACTGGGAAAAAATTCAAAGTGATTGGAAGAAACTTCGTAGTTTTACGATTACCAACTCTGGATATGATGCATACTTTGGAATGTCTGCAACTGCCCTCGCACAAGATTCTGAGTTTGAAGTTTCTGAAGATGCTACAAAATCTCAAATCAAATCTGCTTTCGTGAAGTCTCTTAAGACTAAAAAACTAAATAAGAAAGTTCTTGGTGAGTTTATCTCTTTGGTAGCATGAAGACATTTATATTAACAAAGGATGAATTTCCCTACAATCATACTGTTGATGAAAAAAATAAAATTGTGACTATTTACTGGGATAATAATGGGCAAATTGGAAGGTATGGTGTTCCTCATAATGTAGAAAAGTTTTATCCTGGATATTCTTATAAATTTTGCAACAATGAAAACTAAATTTCCATTTGAACATGTCGTCAAATACGACACCAAAGAAGTT